GCCGACTTTCTGGGCCACGACGATGTTTCTGTCGGTGACGGATGTGCCGTCGGTAAACACTTTCGTGAGCTGTGGAATCATGCCGATAATCGTCGGCAGCAAAGCACCTAGAACGGGCAGCACAGGCTTGTCCTCCGGGGTTGGTATGTCGGTAGCCGCCATCAGGCCGACGGCTTGTAGGGGCGCAGAATCGGCAGACAGAAACAGGTCACGCTCGGCAGCGCGGCGCTTCACCAGTCCCGGCAGGACGCGGCCACCGCCACGGTTCCATCGGGGAAACTGGTTAGCGGCAGCGGCATAGTCGCCAGCGTTCAGAAGGCGCAGCAGAGTGGAGCCGCGCAGGGCAGGAGCGCCGACGTTGTACGCAAGTGAAACAAGTGAAGCGAACTGGTTTCCAGTCAACGGCACCGTCACCATCGCGGCAACGGCACGCTCGAATTCTTGCAAGTCGTGAGCGAGATACCTGTCGGCCTGTTGCTCTGTGCATTTGTCACCGCGTTGCACCTTTCGCCCGTCCGGGTAGACGGTAGTGCCTATGCCAATCGTCCAGACGTTAGCCGGGCAAAGGTAAGCACGCAGGCGCAAACCCTCGGCCTGCCGAATCAACGACAGGCCGGCAGCGTTGGTAATCATTTGAAAAACTGAGCGGCGAGCTTAAACAGGCCCAGCACGGCGACCGCAGCGAGCCACACGCCGATGCCACGATTCACCCACTGGTCAACGCGCCGGTCTACCGTGACGATGGCGACCTCGTTGGCGGTGACCTTGGTTTCGACCGCGCCGATACGCTCGGCCTGTGCGGTCTGGCGCTCTTCGATCACAACTAGGCGCATGACCGCATCGGTGAGCTTGTCTACCTTCGCTTCCAGGCGCAGAAAGCCGGGATCGGTTGTCATCACATCACCCTGATGGCCGAGTAGTAGATGTTGGTTGTGGTTCCGCTACTCTGCGTTGCCTGCACAATTAGTCCGCTGCCCCTACTAATTGTCAGCAAGGCGCCAGCAATGTTTGACATGATCCGAAACGAACCGTTTTGCGTGCAGATAATTGCAAAGGCAGAATAGTTTGCTGTGTCGCCGGCCTGTAATTGCGCCGACACCAGCCACGTCGAATTGTTAACGTCGGGAATCGTAAATAGCGATGTTCCATTGTTATTAGTCGCCGACACCGAGCCATTGACTGTGGAGAAAATGCCGCTAACCATTTTCTTAAGGTTGCTCACCAGGCCGGCATCGGTAGACGCGCCGACCAGCAAGTTGCCGCTACCGTCCAGCTGCGGTGCGCCGGCCCGCGTCTGTGCGATGAATGCGGCATGTGCCCGCAGGTAGTCGTCCACCGTGCCACGCGCAGACTCGGATCCGGCGGGGGAGTTGGACGCGATGGTCGTGGACAGGTCGGTGATGAGAGTCGGGACGGGCATGGATAATGCTCCCTTGTTGCGGGATAACTGGAGTTTGAATGGGCGAAGACTTGTGGGGCGTTAGCCCGATCTGGCTGGGTTACCTAGGGGCGGCGATTGTCTTGGCGTGGTGGAATGGCCGGAAGCGCAAGTAGCCCGCCGGTCAGGTAAGGTGTAGCCTGCGGGCCAACCAAAAGCCCGCGCACCGACGGCTGATCGCGTTGCATTGCGAGCAGTCCTCGCGTATCCAGCGCCTGCGATTGCTGCATCCCGCGCACAAACCCGCGCACCGTGTCTTGCCCGATTGGCAAGCGGCCCGCGATTGAATCAAGCAGATCCAAGCCGCGCCCGGCAAGCATTGCGCCGGTGTTGGAGTTGTTGACGGCAGAGCCACGCGGCTGCACGTTTTCATACCGCGCCACGCGCCCGACTGCTTTCAGTTGCGCGATCTCATCCGGCTGGAAAAACAGCGCGAGCTTACGGTCGCCAATTGCCCGCAGCGCGTTGTCATAGCCACTCGCGCTAAAGTTGCCAACCTCATCCGCTGCGCCGTTGAGTGCTTTCGACTTTAGGTGCGCGGCGATCTGCCCGCGAATTGCATCGATTGCCGACTGGTCGCCGTCAATAGCCTGGCGCAGCGCTTGGACGCCGCTTACGGTTGCTTCTCTGCCCTGCCCAGTGATGTAAGTCGCAACAAACTTGTCAGGCTCAACGCCTTCATAAACCGCCCTCAGTGCCGGGACGGATTCAATGCGCTGCATCATTGTGCGGTTTGCCGCACGAGCCTGGTTGAAACTTGCAACAGCATCCTCGCCGAGCTGCGGCGCGTTGGGCATGGCGGGCAGGTTGCCGGGGTTGACGTTGCGAGCGCCAGCCGCGCCAGTCTGCTGACCCAAGCCCAGCACAGGCGTGTCATCCAGTGCACTACGGACAACGCCGAGCGCCAACCGTGTCGCGCCGTCATTGCTGGCCCGCTGCAGGTTGCCGATGGCCGTCTTCAGTTGCTCGGCGTAGTCAACCGTAAACGGCACTTCGCCGCGGGCAATGCGGTTCATGTGATCGCGCACCGCGGGCGGCAACGAACCGCCCAGCAACCTGTCGTCCAGCGCCTGCGCTGCGCGTTGCGTAAACTGCGCACCGTCTAGCGGAAATGAGCGCCCCTGCGAGTCTCGAGCCGCGCTGTAGAGACTGTCCACACCGGCTTTCTCCGCAGCAAGCCTGTTGCTAAGAGTACCGATCACCTGTTCGCCAGCGCCAATGCTATCCGTCCTGGTGCCTGCGCCCTGCCTGTTTAGCGAGTCAATAAGCGTGCGGTTGTTTGCGTTTTGTACCCCGGCAAGCCGCTGCATTCCAACGTCGGTGCTGTTGGCGCCTGTCTTTGCGAGATTGCGCTCGCGTGTGATCTGCACCGGGTCAAGCGTAATGTTGCCGCGTGTCGGCGTTGCCCCGACCGTCCTGTAATCTGCCAGCCGCGCCAGCACTTCCGGGCGCAGATCGCCGCCAGTCTTCAGGGCATCCGAGACTTCGGCGCGTAGCGATTGGCGAACATCGTCAGCCAGTGCGCGATAGTTGATGCCCTGTCTCGAGAGTGCCAATTCGATCTGCAAGTCAACCTGTGCAGGCGATGGCGGCGCAATCCGCGAGCGCATAGCGTCCACTGTTGCTTGAGCTTTGCCCGCCACCACCGGCACCGCGACACCTGCTGCCACGCCGCCCAATAGTGACGCAATGGCTTGCTCTACCGGCCCGCCGCCCGCTTCTCTCACGCTGCCGCCTGCACCACCTGCGCCAGCGGCTGCGGCAACCTGCTGGCCGGGGTTGGCGGCAAGCATTGACGCAATTGCGCCCGGTGCTTTGGATGCCATCGCAGCAACCCCGCCAGCACCGGCCATCGTGCGCGTGATGTCCCCGACGACTCGCTCGTTGGCGTCCCTTGGTTGCGGCAGGCCAAACCTGTCGGCAAGCGCAGGCAGCGCATCCATCGCCATAGGCGCACGCGGCAGTTTGGTGCCAGCGAGATTATCAACGCCAGTCGCGGCAAGGTTGTAGAGCCTTCCAGGCACATCAGCGACCATTGCTGGCAGCGCCCCGCCGCCCTCGATGACATACCGCGCAGTCAAGCCGAGTTGTCGCGGGATGTCTCGGATAGTTTCGCCTGCACGCACAGCCATCGGCTTATCGGGCGCGGGCATGGCTTTCGGTGCGCCAGTCAGATGCGCGACGATCTCCGCATCGCTGTAGCCAGCCTTTCGAGCTGCGTCCGCGTTGAACTTCGCAGACGTTGCAAGATGCGTGGCGATTTCGGCATCGCTGTAGCCTGCGGCGCGTGCCGCTTCTGCGTCGAATGCCATGTCAGGGCGCTCCGAAAGACGACAGCGGCGGGCGACCGCCGCCAACTTGACCGCTTACTTGACCGGAGCCAAGTCCAGCAGGACGGTTTGACATCAGATCAATATTTCCGGCAGCAGTGCCAGCCCGAATGCGTGCCGTTTCGATTACCTTGGCAAATCTGGCCTGCTTGTCTGCAATCGTTTTTGGCTCGTCATACAGTTGCGGAAAGTAAGATTTTGACAGCCCGGCGAGCTGCTCTTTTGTGTATGCAGCGCCCGTCGCCAAAGTAAGCGCAGCGTCAAGCGCGTCTAGCTGCGCGGCTTCAACCCTTTGGCGAGCCTCAGGGGTCAAAAGGTTTCCGAGGTCTGCGCTTACCGCTCCCACGCCTTTGGCAAGCAAATTAGGCGTGGCGGCGCTTGGTTTTTCTTTTGTAACCGCCGCCATGGTTTTCAGCGCATCTTCCATGCGGATGGCGTAACCCGCCGACTTGTTTTCGTCTTCGGTGGGTTTGCCAGTCTTGGTCTTTGGATCTGCGGGGCCACCAGGAATAAATTCGAGAGTCCCATCTGGCTTAAACCTAAAGCCAGCCGGCGCACGCCCAGCGATACCCGACGCAAGAGTCGCCGCCGTTGATTCACGCGAACGAGCGTCCGCCATGTTCTGCCCGCGCACCGTAAGGTCAAGCCGCTCACGCTCGCCCGGTGCCATTGTCTTGGTGAGCGATGACGGCGGCGCAAACGGGTTGTATGGCGACAGCGACCCACCAAGATCGGCCATTCTCATCTCAACGGGCTTGGCAAAGTCTGCGCCAACCTGATTGCCGTAGTCGTCAACCTGCCGTGTCTGCGGCAAATTGTTTGGCCCCATCACCTCAAATGTCCGCGCAACCTTTGCCCTGCCTGCATTGGCAATGTCGGCAAGCTCCGCAGGCTTGATGCCAAGCGCCGCCGCCTCTGCTGCAAGTGCTTGCGTCAGGGGTTGCATCCCAATTCTGCCAAACAAGTCCTGACGCCGACTGTCTAGCTCAATCTTCCTGCGTGCCTCTTCTTGCGCCGCTATCAGTTGCGCCCGCCGCAGCTCGGCTTCCGACTGCTGCCCTTCCATCTGCTGACGCAAAAACTGCTGGCGCATCGCCTGCTGTTGCGCTGCCGGGAAAGCGTTGAAAGCCGCGCCCATGCCACCGCCCTGCGACATCGGCGTCATCAGCGCCTGGGATGCGCCGAGAAGGCCCATCGTCAGCGGATCGTCAAACCCGCCCTTGCTCAGAAGTCCCGGCATCACACGCCTCCGTAGGTTGGCGCACTGTAATGAACGCCGAATTCCGGCATGTGGGGCTGCATCGGCATGTAGGACTGCTGCGGCATGTAGGACTGCGGCATTTGGCGCTGCGGTGCTTGCAACGCGGGCGGCATGTAGGACTGACGCGGGCTAAGCAGACCGCCCATGTACTGGTTCATCATCTGCGCCGTGCGCGAGTTGCCGCCGTACTGCGGGAAACGCTGCCCGCCGCCGAATGGGCTTGGGCGCTGTACCAAGCCGCCAAAGTTGCCGAGCAAGCCGCCGCCTTGTTGCGGTTGCGACATGTAGCCGCCGAAAATGTCGGAATAGTTCATGGCCGCCCCTTAGTAAACAAACCCGTTGCGAAGCTGGTAAGCCGCGTCGTTGTTAAACCCGAGCATGTCCGCGCTCGACGGCCCGCTCGAGAACGGGTTGCTGCCACCGAGCAGGCCAAAGCCGCGAGCCACACCAAGCCCGCCCGCAGCGCCGCCGAGCGTGCCCATGAACGGGCTGACTGACTGCGAGCTAGTAGCAGTCCTGCCAAGATTTGGATTGAACATGCTGGCAAACGTGTCGAGCTGCTTGTACGGATACTGCTGCGCTTCTTGGAACTGCGAGTAGTCGTCGGCGATGTACTGCTGGCCGAGCGCCTGCTGCTGTGCGCCGATGCCTTGCAGCGCGTTGGCGTTGTTGAATCCGTACTGCTGTTGCGCCCCGGCAAACCCTGGAGCTGCCATTGTGGCCTGCTGCTGGCGCCCGCGCTCGGCTTGGTAGTTGCCGCCGTACAGTTGGTTGGCGAATGACCCGAGAGAGTCGCCGAACGCTCTTGACTGGAAGCCCGTAAGCTCAAGCGGTGCGCTGCCGCCAAATGCGCCACCAAAGCCCGCCATTGCATTGGTCTGCGCCCCAGTGCCGATCTTGTAGGCGTCAGCCATGCGCCCCGCTGCGGCGTCGTATGTGCCGCGCAGGTACGGGTTGCTGTCGGGCGACAGGTAGTCGCCGTTAATGGTCTTCGAGAGCTGATTCTCAGCTTGGCCGAACAGCGGCGAGTAAGTATTCGCCTGCTGCCGCGTCATGTCCATGCCCGCAAGTTGATCCTCGGTAAACGGTGCCACGCGGCTATTGCCGTATGCCTGATACGGGATCTGGCTGGTCTGCGCCACTTGGTCGGCGTACTGCGGGCCGTAGGCTTCCAGATACGACGGCAGCGATTGCGTAGCGGTGGTTTGCCCGCCGGACTTTGCGCCCCTGTTGCCGAGCAGGCCGCCGAGCGCCGCAACGCCGATACTGATTGGGTCAAACATGTTCAATTCCCCGTGAGAGTTCGCATGGGCAACCATGTGCCCGGTGTTCCAGATGCGGTGCAGATCCAGCCGGTGATGACGTACTTGCTGCTGGCGCTACCCAGCTCCGTCGGCGTGCTGTTGCGCACGATGTCGCCCTGCGCCCAGTCGCCGGTAGTCGGCGGCGCGGTCATCGCCCCATGCGAGACAGCGATGCGGCCTTCGGTCACGCCGTTAAGCTGCCGCGCAATGTTGGCAAAAAGTGTTTTGATCGAAACGGTGAAAGTCGGCCCAGCCGCGGGCGGCACTGCCGGGTCTTCGTAGATCCTCATTCGGCGCTCGCGGGAATCAGCTCGATGTCCAGTCCCGAAAGCTCAAACGGCCCGGTGTTGGTAATCTCGAGCTGATGCCACCGCGCCTCGGCCAGCATGTCGAATCGGTTGTCAGTGAAGTCGGATGCCGACCAAAGCGTCGTCGGGTCGCCGATGGAGTCGCTGACAAACAGCGTCAGCGATGCCGCGCTCGGCTCGGTGAAGTGGCGCGGGCGCACTCGGCGCATGAGCGACACGCTGCTATCGGTGCCAAAGTAGCCGGTCTTGTAGCTGGACGTTGCCGCCGCGCCGTTGATGGTGGCGATCTTGTTGCCGGTGGTGACGATCGCCGGCGCTTCCATCTCAGCGTCTGAAAACAGTTCGTCGTAGCTCGCCCCGCTGATGTCGTCGTATGTCGCGCCAGTCGCCGGCACGTTTGCATAGGTCGCCGATGGGGTGATGTATTGCAAGCCAAAGGCCGCCAAGTAGTTGCGCCCCCTGCCCCACTTATTGGTACGGTAGCTGTAGATCAGGCAGTCGTTGAGAGAGCCGGTGGATTCGCTGTTGGCAAACAGCACATAGACCGCGCCCGCTGCCTTGTCCACGACGCAGGCGGTCTTGTCGCCGTAGGTCGGGTTGAGCTTCTGGTAGAACCAGCGCGTGACTAGCCCATCGCCAATCGGCAATGGCCGCGTGCCATCGAAAACATACATGCTGCGCGGGCCGACGATGAAATGCGCGGGCGCCCCGTCTTTGACGATGTTGCACACCGCAAACTTGCCAACGCATCCGGCATCGCCTGGCACGAGTTGCCATGTCCACCACAACGGTGGCCCGCCATTGGTGCCGAGAAACACGCCCGTCGACTTGTAGGCCACGCACTGCTCGCCTAGCGCCTTGGCGGCGCGGATCGGGCCGGGCGTCTGGTAGAAGCGCCCGCGCACGCTGCCGGTGGCTATCGCAGGCGTCCAGTCTGTCGCGTTGCTCTGCGCCGATGTCCACCAGCCATCGCGGTAGTCCCAGCTAGCGCCGTCCGACGTATTAAAGGCCAGCGCGAACAGGCCCGCGACTTCTACGATCTCCGCACGCGGTGCGCCGCTGATGTCGGAAAACAGCGAGCCGGTAGAGACTTGCATCACCGTGCCCGAGTTGGCAGCAAGCGCCTGGTTGCCGAAGGTTGCGAAGTACCAGGTGCTGGACGCTGGGCAT